CAGCATCTGTAAAAAGTGTGGGTGTTTTTGGGCAGTTAACAGGTAGTCGTGCAGATTTAATCCTGGCAGATGACTGCGAAGTACCTAATACAGCCTGGACAGTAGGTATGAGAGAAAAACTTATGGCGTGTGTCGGAGAGTTTAACGCTATTCTTAAGCCTGGTGGAGATATTTTGTTTTTAGGTACACCGCAGACAGAAGAAAGTATCTACAACAAACTACGAATGAGAGGATACGATTGCAGGATATGGACAAGTCGTTACCCTAAAAAACCAGAAAAGTATGGAGATGCTCTGGCAGATGTAATTTTACAGGGATGCAAAGATAAACCAGGTATGCCTACAGACCCTGATAGGTTTTCTGAGATGGATTTGCTGGAAAGAGAAGCTAGCTATGGTCGATCACAGTTTGTTTTACAGTTTCAGTTAGACACTAGCCTGTCAGATTTACAAAGATTTCCGTTACGTTTATCAGATTTAGTCGTTATGGAGGTCGATGACCATGCACCAGAGAAGATTGTATGGTCGCAAGGCGCAGAATATAGGATAGGAGACTTACCAGCTGTAGGATTTAGTGGAGATTACTACCACAGGCCAGCTTTTATACACGGAGAATGGTTAGAGTTTGACGGATGCGTAATGTTTGTTGACCCTTCTGGTAAGGGTATGGATGAAACTGCATACGCTATAGTCGCTCAACTAAACGGAAACTTGTTTGTCCTGGAGGTAGGATCATTTAGAGAAGGATATACAGAGCCTGTACTAGAAGGGCTTGCACAGGCAGCTAAAAGACAAAAGGTAAACTTAATTATCTTAGAAGATCAGTTTGGTCAGGGGATGCTACAGAGCCTTTTACAGCCATATCTGCGCAGAATATACCCATGTACTGTAGAACCAGCTAGAAGTAACGTGCAAAAAGAGCGAAGAATTATAAATGCACTAGAACCTGTGATGAATCAACACCGATTAATAGTCAATAGGTCGGTTATTGAGAACGATAGTAAGGCAAAAGATGAAGATAGCGTAGAGACACACCTGGCATATCAACTGTTTCATCAACTAACACACTTAACTGTTGATCGTAACTCTTTACAACATGACGATAGGCTTGATGCTTTAGCTGGTGCAGTCGAGTATTGGAACGATTCTTTAGCTATTGACGAGGAAATAGCCATGCGTGAACGAGATATGGAGTTGTTAGATTTAGAAATTGCTGCTTACAATGGAGAAATAGTAGGAGCTTTAGATGCAACAATTCTGGGAATCCCATTGGATGAGCTTCCGCAATCGGAAACAGAAGAAGGATGGATCGAATTACAAGGATTTGAGAATCAGAGCCTGGGTAATTAGAATACCTGGAGCGTATATAGGTTTAGACGAAGTACAAAACATAGGATTTCAAACAGTTATCCAGGCGTATGATGAAGAAGAGGCAGTAAAACTGGCATCACACAATAGACAATGGGAAGAACTTAGCTTCCCTGTTACTTGTTTCCAAGTTTTTCCTAAAAATCCAACAATAATTAAGACTTAGGAAACAACTGCTGTTCTAAAATATCAACAGCTTTGTCGTCTAATTTATTCGTGGTCTGTTTACAGATTGCACGAAGCAAATCTACTACCAAACGCTTCACAGCAGTCGTAGAAAAGAACTGCAAAAGCAAGGGTTTTAGGATTTTTAACATAACATTAAGTACTAATACTTTACAACATATCAATATTTGCTAAGTTTGGCACATAGCTGCCTTACAAAAAGTAGTGGTCAGCTGCTATCTCCTCACACATTAAGGCAGTTTTCTTTATATGGAAGAACAAGAAGAAAAAGAGGGTACGGATTGGGCTGAACTTTTTGGTCATGCTGTCCGATTTATGATACTTTGCTGGTCGCTTGCGATGATGACTCTCGGATATATGGATAAAATCCGTAATGATGGAGCGTTTTTAGCTGGCTTGACCAGTGGGGTCTTAGGCAGCTATGGTATCTCCGTTAACAAAAAGAAACCTAATAACGCTGCTAAGATAGTAGATAACAAAGACACTAATGTAGGTATTAAATGAAGAAACTTGCACTACTTTTATTCTTGGTTGCAACGCCTTGCTATGCAAATGGCCTACCTTCCTGGACTACTGGCTCTAGTAATAGAACTGAAAATACTACTCAGACTATAACTCGCAGCGTAGTCACAGAAAAATATGGGTCGGCTCTAAATACTTGGGAAGCATCTAACATATCTGTAGCTGCTTCTGCTGGTATTGCTGGAGGGGATGCAGTATTTACAGTTGCAGATACCTCTAAAGATTGGTCACTTAGTATTACTACTAGAGCAGCAAGTCAAATGACCGAAAAGATCACACAGAATGACACGATCAACACTACTAGCGTTATCACTTCTTTGTCTGTCTTTAGTCAGTAATAAAGCAAGAGCCGAAGGCGATACTAATGTCCAGGCTCAACCCAATGCTGTTGGTAATTCTAGTATTATTAACCAAAATATGAATGTTAATAATGGAATGACAGGTAAGTTACAGTTTGGAAGCCTGGTATGTAGCCAGCCAACTATGGCAATAACACCTTTCTATACAGGAAACGATGCCCAGGGGGAAGATACTTACAGTATTAACGAAGGATGGGGAGCGCAAATAAGCTGGATGATACCGCTTGGATCTAATAACGAAACGTGTTCTGAGTTAGCAAAAGTAAAGCTAAAGTTAGCCATCACATAGTACAGGTATGTGAACTCTAGCTACCTTTATTATTATCCATCTTTTCTTTGACATTTGCGACTTCTTTTTTAAGAACTTTCTTAAATATTTTTGTCATAAGTTTTTTAAGTTGATTAACAACGCTTTGCAGAATTATTGAACCTGTAACGGCAGCTGTTGCACTTACACCTGACGCTATTACGCTCGATGCAATTACTTCTGGAGCAGGAATAGGAAATTCTCCAAATAAGGGTATATTAAATGTAGCTACAGTTTCAGATGGTAAAGTTTCTTTGGTTCCTGGCAAGTTGTTCGGTACTTGCGGTTGTCCTCCTGGCAATACTTCCTCCGTTGAAGATGATTTTTCTTCTTCAGCAGAAGATCCCTGATCTTCCCCAAGTCCCGACTGTACCTGTTCCAGAGAAGGTAGAAGGATTGGATCTAGATAAGGGATCTCTGCCACAGGTGGATAGAAAATTGTTCTAGGTGGAACGAGAATAAAATCTGTATCTGGTAAATCAGGCAGATTTATTTCCATCTATTTTTTCTTTTTCTTTTTCTTTTTCGCTAAGAGTTTAAAATCTTTGCGTGTTATTTTACCATCCTTGTTGGCATCTATTTTTCTTTGATTACCTTTAAGAGGCATAACTATGTACCTCTTTCTACAGTAACTGCGTCTGCTCCAGGAGCAGGATCTACAGAAGCTGGTGTAACTTCTGGAGCAGGGCAAGTTTCAGCAGCTACATTTGCAGCTATTTCTGCTTCTCCTGCTTGTCTGTCAGCAATAACAGCAGTAATTTTTTCAAATTCTTGCCTTAATTTATCTTGCTCTACTTGTTGAGCGTTAAACTTTTCAGCAATTTCTTTTTGTTTTGCAAGTAATTCTTGCATTGTTGGTCTGGACATAATACTTAAGTGGTAGGTTTGTCTTCTTTTAGTTTAGCCTTCCACGCAGCCTTTACGTCATCAGTCCACACAGCGTTACAAATTGCTGACACTTCTGCTGGTTGGTTTGATAAATCTGTTTCTATAAATACATCTGATTCGTTGTAATAACCAGGTGTTAAAGAATATCTTTCAAAAGATCTTGAACCAGCAATTTCTACACCATCTCTTTTGATAACAGTTGCTTTGCGTACATTAACACCCGCATAAGGTTGTACTACAACTATTTTGTCATACTCAATGTGTTCAGTGAGTGCCATTTAGGAAAGTCCTCCAGACTTAACAGGTTTATGGTGCTTAGTTTCAAGACGTAGCTCGGTCTATCTATTGGTCTGTGATATATGTAAAGGTAGTTGAAAATCCATAGTAACCAGAACTATACATCCAATGGTTAAATGTAACAGCAGGGTTAGATCCTTGGTTGTCTTTCATTTTAAAAAATCTCATTATTGTTTCATTGTTATTAATTTGAAAGTGCATACCAAATTCTGTGTTACTAACATTATTGAAATATTGTACCTGTGTCCAAGCAACGGCTCGTTCAACGCCAGATTGTCTGAAAGGTAAGTTAGTAATAAATAGTTGATGTGAACCATTTAGACCACTATTACTTAAACTACGACAGACAATCATAACAGTTACAGTGCTTCCAATTTTTACATATTTACCTTGTCTAACACCACTGTTACCATGACTATTACCACCACTTGCAGCATCTTGTATGTTTGGTGTAAATGTACCTTCTTCATACTCGTCAATCGCGTTGGCAGTATTTCCAATATATAAACCGTTTGAATTTACTCTTAATTTTTCTGACCCACCAATTTTAAATTTCATGTGATCGCCATTATGGTCATATGAAATCTGAGAATAGTCATCATCGGCTGGATCGCCAAAATTAATGTTACTTTCCTTTCCAGTGCCAGCTATAATTCCAATAAATGCATTAGTGTTATTATTACCATCATCTATTTTGAGGGATGGATAACTTGTTTTAATATGAAGTGTTGCACCAGGAGAAGTCGTAGCTGACCCTATTTGAAAATTATTTAAAAAGTATCCTGTTCCATTTATATTTAAAGCAAATCTATCAGCAGAGTTAGTAGTATCTACAATTTTAAATACACCAGCATTTGCTGAAAGTTTATAGTCAGGATTACCGTTAAGTTCAGTAAAAGTAATCTGTGGTGCGTTAGCTCCTATATTAAGTGTAGTGCCATCCCAAGTTAAATTTGACTCAGCTTCTAAGGTATTAGCACTAGCAGAGCCAGTAATTAGTCTGTTATCTGCGTTGCCGTTTATTATTGTGCTAGTTACTGTTTCAAAACTAGGATCTGCTCCGTTGTTTGCTCGTAAAAACTTACCATCATTAGATGATGTGCCATGTTCTAGTTTGGCTAAAGATATAGAATTATCTGCAAGTTTAGATCCAGCTATATTTGCGCTGGGATGTACTTTATCATTACTAATTGCAGAGTTGGTTAGATTACCACCTTGAACTGAATTAACTGCTAACTCACTATTACCTATAGCGTTTGCAGGAATCTTACCTGACGTTATAGCATCATCTTTAACACCATCTGTTGATATTTTTGTTAATCCCATGGTTAGTTACTCCTCAGAAGTTAAAAGGCCAGCATGACTTTCTGCACCTTTGATAAGAGTTTTATCATCAGTGTCTAAAGTCCAGGTGTACTTCATATCCACTGTTGATGGATCTTCTACCCATACCGCAACGTGCGTGTCTGTATTTATCATCGTAGAATCATCACAAGTAAAGTGCCAAACTCGTGTATCTTTTTTAAAAACGTAATACATGGTTAAGAAATTGTAATGGCTCCTATAGTTCCAGTGTATATAAGATCTAAACAGTACGAAGATCCATATGATGGTGCACCATCTGCATC